TGTATTCTTCAGAATCCATTAAGGTCTTTGCCTTACGACCGAATCTAACAGCTAGTTCCGTGGTGTGAGTAGATTGAATGATCTTGAGCTTCGGGTTTCTACCTACCATCCAAGCGGGCAGCAGGAAGCTGGCGAACTCGGACTTCGTATGTCTTGGTGGCATATTGATAATCAATCTTTTTAATTTGCCTTCAGCAATTTGATTAAATTTTTGTGCTACAATTTTATGATGCTTACCTTCAATAAACTCAGGCCAAACGTGTTTGACAAATGACATAAAGTCAGATTCAACTTTCAAAACCTTTTTTGACAAAGTATAATTTTGAAGGGCTTCTTCAAATTGATCTCTTGCTTCTTTCGGTAACTTACTAATCTTTTCTAAATCTATTTCCATTTCGAAAATTTTTTTGCAAAATTTTTTAAGGTTTAATTTTGGAACCTCAAAAGTTTTTTAGGGTTATCTATGTCTAAAACTTGACTAAACTGTACTACATTGAGACTCCTTTTTCAACTAACATAATAAGGAACTTCGTACTCTAATATATTTAGAAAGGTATTGGTACCTCTATCGAGGCACCAATACTCTAAGGAAAAAAAATCGCCACGCGTGAGACTATCACGCGTGGCGAGTGTCCGATTAGTTATGTCAAATAGTATTACTTAATCCCCTTTCTTTTTAACTCTTGTTTGAAAGCAATTAAGTTAGGTGCTTTTGTTGTCGTTAGTTTAATGTATTGGTCAAAGTAAGGGTTATTATCACTACAAGGATAACCCTTAATTTTTGATAGTCGGTTGATCGCGTCTACTCGTCTATCTTTCCAATTAGAGTTAAAACTTAGGTTTGATTTATTTATATTCATATTATCCTTTCTGTTGTCCTCAAATATATAATTCATTTCAATCATTTGCAACCCTCTTAATTCTGAAATCTTTATATCCATATTGAGTAGTGTATTCCTCAACGGGAATTTCTTTTGGCTCAACAATAGGATTGATTGCAACGAACTGAACTAAATTTTTGTTAATGTATTCCTCGCGACAACTTGTAGTGCAAAAGAAATGCCACCACCTAGAATTAGGGGAACAGTCATAACCTTTACTATTATTTATTTTTCTAGTCCTACTAACTAGATTGTCGCCACTACCTTTAACTCTATCTTTAGTCAATCTTGTATGGCAGTTAGGATTATGACACCAATTAAATCGATCGTCCATTTTTATCTCTCCATTTTTGATCTTGTTTTAATTTTCGGTCTAACTCCCAAAGCTTTCGGTCGTAGTGTCTTTCTAATAACATTGCGATAATATAAAAAATTGAGCCGACTATCATTAATAGTAGACCCAATAAAGTAAGTGCTAATTCTAAACTCATTTTGAATACCACAATATTATAATTAACCCTACAAAAAATAAAACGCCTAATTCAATAAGTGTCATTGTAATACCCTTTCGTTATTTTCATTAACAATAATTAGAGGGGGACAAGTTTTATTACTTGCTCGTCTAAATCCCTCTTTCTCAATGTCCCAATAAGTTATGAAGTTTTTATTTACTACACAACCCTCAATCCACAGACCTTTTCTTATAATCAATCCTTTGTGCTTTTCAGCGTGATAGCAAATTGTAAAAAAAGGTTTTGCCTTTAATAATTCTAATAATTCGTTTTCATCTTTACGACTTATAGAATTTTCATTTTTATCATTATAGAACATATTATCCTTTCTGTTTTTCTTTCTGCTTTCTTTTATACTCTTTTAAATCCTCTTTTAAAACAAAATATTTATTTTTTGTTAAAAGAGAATTATTTATTTTATCTAATAGATATTGCAATTCAAGTTTCTTAGACCTATTAGTTAAAGGGTCATAATAGTAAATCCACGCCCCTTTTTTCTGTCTAAAAAATTTAGTGCTTTCTGCCATAGTTTCCTTTCTGTTATCTAGTAGGGGATAATATATTATCCCCTACTATTGTCAATTTAATTAATTGCCTGATTTAATTCCCCTTTTTTGAATTTAGCAATTATTGACGCCTTTTTGTCTGCGTTTTCTATGTCATTATCTTTAAGTATATCTGCAAGGGCAGTAGGGTTATAAATGGATAATGCTAAAGATGATTTTTCATTTAAGATACTTTCATTTAAAGCAATCCCCAAATTATCACACAACTCTTTTGCTTGATCGAAATACTTATAAGATTTCAGACCTAGTCTCACCTTATCCATTTTAGATTTTATATAATCGTAAAATGCCTCGTGAGTTTGAACGACTTGTTCCTGAATAATTTTAAAATTATTCAAAACTTGAAAGTCGGTTTCGTTCACTCCAAATTGTCTACTATGACAATAAGAAGTGCCAATCACTTCAAGTCTAAACTTGTCGTCCCATTGAGACGCAATATTTGCTTTGCTCGCGTCATCATTACTTGACGACCTAAATCCTAAAAATTTTCCAATGTCATTTTGCATTTGGTTATATCTAGGATTTGTATTACTTCCATATTTGTGTTCATTGTTAGGGTCAAGGTTTGCGTCTCTTATTTTTTTATCAAAATAAGAATAAGCAAAGTCTCTTTCTAACTTAAACGAAATATGAACTGATTTGTCGTCCTCTTTTCTTTTGCCGTCCTCGTCATAGTCAGGGGCAGTAAAGTAAAAACAATTATCTGAATAAATGTTTCCACCACTATCCCCATAACGACTAATCATAGTTTTAATCGTATCAACATCATTTTGAGGTTGGTGCATACGAACTACTGTTTCAATTAATCGTTCAATGAGAGGTCGATTGCTTTCGTAATTTTGAATAGCATTATCCCAATTTCTTTTTGCAATACTATCTTTATTACGAAAATGTTCCTCGATTACATTCCCAATCGAGTTTCGCCTTTCAGCGTTTAGTGCTAGTTTAGCCATATTTTCCTTTCTGTTAAAAAAAGTTATAGCACGCCCTTGAAATTATTGTCAAGGGGATTATATAGGATAATGAAAAGTAAATCTTTTCTGTTAATAATAAAAACCCATTTTGGTGTTCTAAATGTCCAAAGTGGGTTTTTTATTTTAAAGGTTTATTTTTATTTTTACTAACAAGGCACAAGCGAGAGCTCTCTGGTATCTTATTACATTTTAAAAAGGTTAGAAAATCACAAGCGACAAGCGAGCAGCTCCGCTGCTGTTCGCTTGCCTCTATTCGCGAAAGTTGCAAGCGACCCGGTGAAGCTGGCCCACGCTGTTTTCAAAAAGATATCACCAAATACTTAAAAAATTTGTTAAGCCAGCTGCTTCCAGCCTTGACAACGCCTGGAAAAGGGACTATATAGGATCTAGAAATTATGAAAATTAAAAATGCATTACTTATCACAGGTAGCTTAAGCAAACCCTCTAAGATGCCGGGCTATGCTTACGGTTTGCCCGCGTGGGAGTGTAAAACAGGTAGTAAGCTTCGGCTGGTTCCTAACAGCGTTTGCTCAACCTGTTACGCCCTAAAAGGTAACTACGCAAGATATTCAGCAATCAAGCAAGCACAATACAAGCGCCTGAAGGCCATCAGCCACCCGCTATGGGTTAAAGCCATGTCTTCAATTATTAATTCTAAAAAATCAAAATACTTTAGATGGCATGACGCTGGAGACGTACAGCACTTAAAACACTTAGCCAAAATTTTTAAAGTTTGCAGGCAAACGCCAACAGTAAGCCACTGGCTGCCAACGCGTGAGGCGTGGCTTAAAAAGTATGTAGCGAGAGCTCCCGGTAACTTGACCATTCGTTTTAGTGCACCATTAATAGACCAACAAGCCCAGAGCAGCTGGCCTAACACTTCCACAGTATCAAGTACCCACAGCGAGGATAATTGCCCCGCTTTTAGAACTGATAAAACAGGGACTGTCCACACTTTAGAAAATTTTAAAGCTTTTACTAAAGATCAGAAAAAAGAACTAGATTTAGGCCATTGCGGAAATTGTAGAAAATGTTGGAATTCTGATATTAAAAATATAACATATGGCAAGCACTAAATGCACGTATTCCGCCACCCTTCTTATTACAAAAAACTTAAGCGAGCAGCTAAACGTACACGCACAGGCGAACGCTCAAGCGAAGGCTCAAGCGTAGCAGCAGAGGATCTCCACAGGGAAAATACAAAACATTTTACTAACTACAAACGCTCAAGCGAAAGTACGCAAGCCGCAAGCGACTCGCCACCCGCAAGCGAAGGGGTATCTACAAAAGAAGACGCAAGCGACTCGATCCGGGAGCCTTCAAAAAGTTTGTAGTGTAAAGGAGCGAGGGCCTTTACCAAGATAAAACTGTTCTTAGGATGTAGCACATGGAAGGCTATTTGGTGTGGTGAGAACCTCACTTTTTTACTCTGTTTTACTTTTAATTCTAATGTGAAAAATCGTTGATTTTTATTATATCCAAGCAAGTCAGGAAGCCCTGGAACTGCCAAATTTTCTACTCTATTCCAAACAATATTTGGGGAAGATTTTTTCAAATCTAACCATAATTTTCTTTCAGGATTCAAAGTAAATCATACCTTCTTGACCACCCTACCCATACGCCATTTTTCAGGCTCAATAGTGATTGCGATTCTATGACTTTCTCTGACTCCAAACAGTTTATTTTCTAATAATTGAATGCCTTTGATATCGTAAAATTCTCCATTGGGAAGTATCACCTGAACTCTAGCGTTTTGGCTAACTTCGCCTTTCATAAACTTATCTACGACTAATTTTAATTGCTTTCCGTTTATCATAAAGGTGGGCCAGTGCAGTCTCCCGTCCTAGCCCATTATTGACTTTTACTCTTATTTACTCTAAATGTCAAATTATGGGATTAATGAAGAAATTGACAGAACAGCAAATAAAATTTGCCCAATTGCTTGTGGTTAATGAAGGCAGAAAAACGCCAACAGAGTGTGCCATAGAAGCAGGGTATGCAGAAGAATCGGCATATGTAAGGGCATCAGAACTTAGAAATCCAAACAGATATCCATTGGTTGTAAAATATATTAATGAGATTAGAGAAGAGTATCAGAGAAAATACGAAGTAACTTA